ATGTATTAGGTTCGTTGTAAATTACGAAGTCGTAATATCCGGCAGACAAAGACGGTGGTATGATTCCCAGATACTTATACAGTTGGTTCGGGTCTTCCGTTAAAGCAATTCCACGATTAACAAAAGAAGGGTTGTTAGAAAATATCAAATTTAAAGTATCCCACATCTGGCCGTTGGTGTTTACAATGACTCCACACCTATTCTGTCCCGTCAAATCATAAGCAACGAATTTATCCGCAAGGGTTATAGAACATATGAAAAGAATTGATAAAACAAAAAATAATTTAAATTTCATCTTAATTCTCCTTAATGATAATACCAAATAAGAGCTCTTGTCTGGACTTGATTCCCAGGATTGCCTGACCCAGATACACCATTGGTCCACGTGAGTTTCAAATGATTAGCGGCATAAGGTGCATTCGATAAGGGCCAAAATTTGCAAATATCGACACTATAAGGGGAACCCCCTGGATAATATATTAACCCTTCTGCGGGCGGATTCTGCATCAATTTTGTGTATGCACTTTCATTGCCGAAGTACCAAGATGAATCAAGTTCATCCTCAGTGCCAGAGGATGCGCTGCTGGGAATAGAATTTGAATCGTAATATATTTTGTAAGGTCCCTCTAAGTAATAAAGATTAGCACCGGAATAATTGTAAATATTCTGTGCCCAGCCACACAATATCACGGGTCCATTAACATCAAGGAGTGTTGTCTCAGCATAAGCCGCGATGTTAGTAACAACAGGAAGATATGCAGTCCTTAAATACATTCCATTCTGAAGACCTACACTGGAAAGGCTTGAGGGGTTCATTGGAACCGTTTCGAGTTGTGCCCAATAGGTGCATCCGCAGGTATCCATATTATTGAAATCAACCCTTACAGAAGTATAATAAGGCATCTTTAAATATACATACCCCGAAAAACGACCTTCATTATTCGTAGTACACCCTATTATGGCACCCCGAAATGTTTGTCCTGAGCTGACACCTTGTTCACCCACACCAAACATCTCGCCGAGAGTGCTATTTATCTGCGGAGTTGAGTTGCCGTCAAAGTAAAACAGTATTCTTGAAGTATAATCGGCATAAGTGTTGGCATCTCCAAGGACCGCAAACCAAAACCTTGTAACTGTTCCAGGCCCTACAGTTATGTTTGGGTCGGAAACAGAATTGAATATAGTCGTGGTTGAACTGGCTGCGAGAGCAGCCGCTTTTATGTAAGATTGTTTTAACTTACCACAACCTGGAAATGGTGGACTTTGAGAAAAAGCCCCGAATTTGTCCGCATTAGCCTTGCAGCAGAAAATTCCCAGAATCATTATTAAGGGTAAAATATATTTTTTCATTCTATTGTCCTCCAACACTTCTATAAAGGGCTAATACCTCGGCGGCCGTTAGAGCTTTGTTGTAAATTCTCACGTCTTTAAGCACGCCGTTATATCTTACAGAGCCACCACTGATAGGGTCGTAATCTCCTATTTCCAACTGCCTTGTCGTTGAAAAACTCGACATCGTTTCAATGGTATCACTATCAACGGCTCCGAGCTGGCCATTGACATACATCAGCCCCTCAACTGTTGTAGGGTTTATTTGTTGAACAACCAAAGTTACCACAGTCCAAGAAGGAGAGCTGTCTATTGATGTCGTTAGATTTGTTATCCCGTTATCATAAATACTTGGCACATACGCCGCATCAATACCTGTTTGTATCAGCTCAATATTAAGAATACCATAACCTTGCTGTTGTACACCCACAATACCTTCTTCTATCGAAGGGGTAGCATTTGCAGGCAGCATTTTCCAGCTTATTGTAAAACCCTTTTGGAATGTTGAAGTAATAGGATTAGGAATGTTGACTATATCCGTCGTCCCGTTAAAATTAAAACCCCCACCACTCACCGCCATTAGATTTGTATTGCGATAGGACGTTCCATTATAACCACCAACGCAATCCACAACGACTGTATTAGGACAGTTATCATCCATCTGCCAGCGGGCAACAAGAAAATTATTGATGTCAGATACCAAGCAGCCGCTACCGGCAAAACAGGATGAAGAATGCCCACCAAAAAACAGCAGAAATATTAAAAGTAAAATGTGTTTTTTCATCGCCTTAAATCCTTTATTGAAATTTTTAGTAACCGGCTTTGTCCCAATAGATTGTTCCAGAGCCTGAGATTTGCTTAACGTGGACAATTAAAAATTTCCAGTTGCTTTGCCTGCCGATAATTAAAACGCCCATCCTATGATTAGTGTCGCAATTCTGCTTGCCGATAGGCGGGGCTAAACTATTGGCATCATTTGTGTCGATTAAATTTCCGTAATAATAGCCGCTCATCGTTGCTGGTTGCGCATTTGAATCTGCTGGCAGATTAACGTCCATTACATACTCGCCATCATCGCCATTTGCAACGGCTATAAGCTCAACCTGGGCACTGGTTGTGGTATTTGATGCCCTGAATCGAATCTTGGGCCAGGTATCATTGGTATTAAAGATAATCCAGCTGCTGCTGAAATTAGATTGCAGATATGCCCATTGCATTTGTTGGCCCGACAGGGCATTGCCAACCGTAACAGCTGAGCAGGAGCCGAAATTATACCAGTTTATAAAGTCCAGCTGCTCAAAACCATCGGCAAATGCAGCCACCGCGAACAATAATAGACAAAAAATAGCCAGTAAATTTCTTAACTTCATTTTATTCCCCTTATTATTTATTCATTATTTGTTGTTCGCTGCTGTCTGCCTGCTGTTTTTTCGGATCGCTCATCAAATGGCCATATATGTAATCCTCCATCTTGCCCATTCTTTTTTCGATTGTTATGACCGTAGTTTTAAGTTGCGTAATCTCTCGATCGTGCAAAAGCCAGGGCGTGATAATGGCGGTCAGTATTACAATCAGGCAACAGATTTTCTCAAGGATTTTTCTTTCGCTGTTTTCCTTCAGCATAAAAGCCCCTTTCAATTAAAAGAGGCAGGAGGGGACGGCGCGGATGAACCGTCCCCATCGCCCGACTGCTGCTTGTAGGTAGCAGGTAGTTATCTTTTAGCCGGTTTTCATCAAGAAGCCGAAGTACGGGTCGAACACTATCTCATGGAGGTATTGCTGGATGCGGAAGATGTCGGCAATCGTCTGCTCTTCGCGGTACTGCCAAATCGGTGCTATATCGTAAGCCGGTGTCAATGCTTCCCACAGCATCGTTCGGCCAAGGCCTGGATTGACGGGCAACGGTCCCTCCTGGATCTTGGCGACCATCGCATAATTGTCAGCCCAGATAGGCGTGCCGGCGAAGGCCTGGGCCTCATTATTCGCATCATAGACCGCGCGTCCGACAATCAGCTCTTCAAGACCGAATATCGCGGCCATATTTTGCTGGATCATTTCCAATGTGACAACCGACACATAAGGGAATCGATTACGAATGGCTGCATTGTTGGCCATGTTGTGGAAATTCTTCTGGTTGACAATCAAAGCATTCGGTACAACGCCGGTATTGATAATCACCTGATTATAAGCCGCAAGGACCTGCCCGATTATGTCGGTTGTTGTTGTTGCCCAGGGGGCAGCGCTATTATCCGAATAGAGGCTAGCACCGGTCCACACTGCCGTGTTGAAAACGGCCTGAGCAACACGGATCTCATGCTCAATCCAAACCTTTTTGGCAAGCACAAGCGTATGCTCCATTTCCGCATCGAAATCATATTTGTAGCGTTCGCGGTCGCGGTCGGTCAGCTGCACTTCGAGCGTGTGATCCACGCAATGATACGCCAGGTCTTTAACATTCAAATTGATGCGGTTTGCTGCAGCACCATTCGAATGCTTCGTATCAACCCGGCCTAGATTCTTGCGAGTGACAACGCTGAGTGTCGCGGCCTCTCTCAACACCGGCAACAGCGGCAATACATCGTCCGCCACAAAATGGTCAATACCCGGATCATATTCATGGAATGCCACGCCAAGGTCCAGTCTCGGTATGCCATAACCTCCTGATTGCTGAATAGGCATCTTGTTCTCCTTTCAATTTGATTCGGCGGGCAATAAAAAAGGCAGCCGATGTGGAAGGTGTGGCTCCCACACGGCCGCCTTTTTTATTCTTGCGTTGCCTTTGGGCCGATCAACCCGCCGGCAAACCCATTATAAACTTTTAATTATTCCTGATTCGCTTACTTTACGAACCACTATTTTTAATTTTACGTCTTACATCTTACGACACGGGCAAAACTGTGATAAACAATCTGCATGCCGCCGCATTGGCGACCGAGACAACCAGGCTCGCACCGGCAAGAAGAATATTATAAGCCGGATCAATCGTGCTGGCCTTGCCAATGGTTTTAAGAACTGCACAAACTATGGCATCAGTAATAACATTTGTGCCATTCGTGATTTGAACAGTGCCGCCTGTATTGTTGCCAGTACAATACAGCTTCACGCTTGTTATCTCGATTTTCCTTGGGCAGTTTGCATTGAAAACAGTAACATTGCTGCCTGCAACAGTTACCGGTATCACCAGCTCTACGCCAAGATTTGCGTCTGCCAGATTCTGAATGGCTGTAGCCAAATCAGTATCCGGTTCGACCTCAATCCAGTCGCCCTGGGCAGTCGCCGCTTCAAGTGCCCGGCCTATGACCTGGCCAACCGGTGTCATGCTTATCTGGCCATTGGCATCCCCATAAACCTGAGCATTGACAGTAATAGCCCCGGAAGCCACCATCTTGCGTGTCCCTGCAGCTGTTCGAAGCCTAACCGGCACATAAGTCCCGCTGGCACCTTCGCCCTCGCCGAACGGTTCAAGCGTGCCTATCCAATCCTCACCGCTGCCGGCAAGAACAACAGTCCCGGCACCGCTCAGTTTGACTCGGCAATAGACAAGCCCCGTAAAATCTTGGCCGGCAATAAAAGCTTTTATGTTTAGCTCTGTGTGTTGCGTCATTTGCTTATCTCCTTTAAAATTCTGTTCACTTTAAAATTTTACAAGCTACACTTTATTTTTCACCAACCTCATCTTGCTCATCCTGTTTAAATATTGAGCAATTTACAATTATGATGCTACTCTTCTTGTCTCTCCCTGATCCATTCGCTGCTTTTCCAAACTTGCTTTATATTTTTTAGGCAGCTCTGGATTTTCCTGTGCGATAATTTTCATCGCAGCTGTTACATTAATTCCATCTCTTTTTGCGCGCTCTTTTGCGATTTCAATAAAATTACCGGCACCAACTGCGGCATCGCCCTCGCCCTGGCTTGTTACACCTTCACCCGCCGAGGCAAGATCGCCCTTGTGTTCACGCAGAAACTTATTCTGCTTTTCAAGCTCAGCGTTTCGAGTGGTCAAAACATCGGCATATGCCGCCTTGGCATCCTGGAGCGAGCTGCCGGCGATAAACTGCTCGACAACGAACGCCAAATCCTTCGGAAATGCCTTCTGCATTTCGGCCAGCTCCTGCCGGGCATTGTCGGCCCCCAAATCGATAACTTCCTGATAAATTTCAGGATGCTCTTCTGCCAGAACATCGACATTCATTGGTTCTTTTGCCATAGCATTATTCCTTTCCTTTATAAAACTTTCCGTCTTACAATTTTCCAATGCTCCAAATAAGCAGGTCGAACCTTCTTTTATTGGAACATTACGCATTACTTTACCCGGGCCTCTGAATTCCTCTCCGTTTACTATCACAGTTTCTCCATCGGGGATTTCCTCAACGTGTGTTTTACTCGGCTCAAATCTGAAGCTGGCCTCATAAGGCACCCCCTGCTCAATTTCATCCTTACGAGCAGAGGCGAGCGCGTTGTTTTTAAGAAACTTTCCCTCAAGAGTAAACCCACCATCAAAAGATGCTTTGGTGCTATAGCCGATCGGCGACACATGTGCATCAAGAATTGGCACTTTCAATTTTTCAAGATGCATTGTTTTGAGATCAAAAATCAATTTACCCCAATACCAGTGATTTTTTTCCTTGCCATCGTATAGATGTAACCGGATATTATCCTTCGGCTGCCCGTCAGCCTCGGCAAATAGGCTGATATGATCCGCGCCGGTACAGGCAAAAAGACAGGGATCCTTTTCCAGCATTTGACTCTGAACCATTGACTCTTCTGCTTCCTTGCCTTTTTTCTCTTCACCCATTCCTACGGCTTTTCTGTGCGCGTTCAAGTGATGCAGCACCGATGCCTCTGCTTTCTGTCCGCTTCGTCCGCCATTGGCCGCTGCCCAGGCCGCAGCAAGGCCGCCCCTGTGAAGATACATAGTGCCATCGGTATAAATGCCGTCCTTATTGGTTTTGCCGCCGCCTTTTACCCAATGATGAGGAAATCCCCACGTTGATTTTTTATTGGCCTCCCCCTTCCTCGCAAACGCCGCCCGCGGCAATTTTGTTTTATCCACGTTGCCCCAATCAGGCTCATTTTTTTCAAGGGTAGAATTATGATTTAATGAAAATTTGGTTTCCATGTTTTTACCTCCACTTTTTGCAGGTTCAAAAAGAATATACTTGACATGGTTATCTTTCAGCCATTTTTTTGCTTCTGCCGCCGTCCAGTTTTTAACGGGGAATCGCAGGGCCTGAGGAATAGGATAATTCTTGGATCCTGAATGGCCTTTGAGCTTTGCCCAGATAATCGAAATTGTTTTTGGCACTTTGATTTTGCCGTAGATAAGACCGCCCTCGGTCCTTCGATATGTATCAGGATCGAAATACTTCGGGTCTTTTATCCTGGCTGCGTGTTCATTCGGATAGGCAAGGTTTGAGGGAACCGGCTCATATATCAGCACCATTATTTGTAAAAATGGATCAAAGTATTTATTCATTCAGGAGCTATCTGGGCCTTAATTGGTTTCTGCTTGTCCGATGGCGGCTCCAGGCCGCAGAAAAGCTGCCACGGCACATCTTCACCTGTATCCTTTTTAATTTTATGTGCTTTATCTATTGCATCCCGGATCTCTTCATCGCGGTCATTGACTACATCATCACGTTCTCTACCAAGCGATTTGCAGATCGCCTGATGTGTGTTAAAACAGCGGTCCACCTTGCCAGCAGCCGCCTCAAATTCTTTCAATTGGTCGATCCACGGGAATGTTGGCCTGATCCAGTCATGGTCAAGAATATGCTCATTGTCTGTCGTCCAATCCTTGTGCAGTTTTTTGGCTTCGCCACTTTCTATCATCCCCAAATTCCACCAGGTAAAAATCGGGTTAAGGAAAAATTCACTAAGCTCAAACTGCCAGCCCAAAAAGCTCTGGAATGCCTGCTCAAGAACGGCACGCGACTGAGAATAATTGCTCTTGGTCCAGTCCAGCAGCACAACTTCAAGTGGAAGCCCCAGAGGCAGGCCCAAGAGCCTCAAAAACATTGTCATTGAATCCGCGAAATTCCTGCCAGGCAGATTCCTTTCAATACCCTGAATTTTATCGCCAGGCGAACCGTGAAAAATCAAAGCATAACCAAGTTCTGCGATTCGTGTCGTCAATTCAGGCTCTTCCTGCAGCTTGTCAGGAGCTGTCCTGCTTTCCAGATATGCGAGCTGCTTGCCGCTTTCGCGCGTAACTGATACCGCTATCCGTGCCAGGAGCTGCCAGGCAATTGCCTCAGAATCGCAGACATCGTTTATTCGGTGCAGCATCGGAAATGCCGCCTGGCAGGGCGGCACGCCACGATATGAGCTTGGTCTTTCCGGCTCAACAAGTAATAGGAATTCATCGGGACTGAATTCCTTTATTGTTCTCCGATCAATGAGGCCGTATTTCGTATAGCCGCCGGCATAGACTTTAGTTATCTTGCCGTATTTATCCTTATCCAACCCATCATCGATCCAGCTTCCTCTTGTGATCTGCTCACCCTCAAAGAGCAGAATTTTGCGCGGCTTTAATTTGAGGATCCCGACATCGCCGACCGTAAGCAATTCGCGGCACACCATTCGTTCACATTTGCGGCCTGAGAGAATATTCCGGATTTCCGGCCTTCGCCAGTTCTGTCGCCAGGCCTTTTCTATCACCGAATTAAGATCGGCATCGCCTGTTTTTGCCTGCAGGGTAAAACCATTGCCAACGATGTAATTTGTTGCGCGGTCAATCATACCGCGATAGATTGCATTGTTGCGGAAAAATTCACGCGATTGGTTTACGAGCTGGTAGCGATAAAATCTTTCGTGCGCCTCGCCGCTCGCTCGCGTATAAACTCTGCCCTCCAAGTTTGCAACACGCACCGAATGATATCCGAGTACGTTGTATGTGCCGATTAGCGGCTTGGGATCCTCATGACATCTGCGCGGTATATTAAGCATCGCCGTTTTAACACGGGCCGGCACTATGTCGGTTTTTTGTTTCTTTAGTTTTAATGGATGCTTTGCCATCTTCTAATACAAGGGATAAGGCAGTAATTGAGCCGGCACCACACTTTGCTCCGCCTCTTTTGGTTTTCCGACTGTGAATGTCGCAATTTTGCCGCTTGTTACCCAGATATATTCCTCTAATTTTTTGGCCTCAACCTGCAGCGAATCATAATCAAGGGTTCGGATCCCCTGGGTCAACTTCTGCGGCCGGTTTATGAGCAGCCACATTATGGCTTCATAGGCCAGCTGTGCTTTTGCAGCGTTGCCCTGCCACACGATATTGGCGTTATACTGGTTCAGCGCATCCTGAAGATTACTCAATGCCATGGCCGGTCCTCTAAAAATAAAAGCGGCTGTTGGAGGTGTGGCTCCACACAGCCGCTTTATTTACCTCAGATCACGATCTGTTATTTATGATACCACAACATATAGGCTGTCAAGTTCTAAAAATCCCAAAATGTGGTATCAAATGCAAAATTCTTACCAAACTTGGTAAGTTTTTTCAAATTTTCGTGCCTATCACATGATATAGCCACCGGCAGACTGCACGCCGGCATCGCCGATACTGAACATTGCCCTTGGTCGCATAGGCTGTCGTGTCGGTCGCCTTGCACCGCGGACATTCTGATTTTGTAGGAAAAGAGTATTGAGATTTTTTTTCTTCGTCCATTTTCGGCTGGGCCTGGCTGCCGGCCGAATCTGCCACCTGTGGAACATCATTCGGTGATTTTTTTTCTTCTGCCTTTGGCTCCGGTGCCTGCTGCACTCCTGTTTTCGGCGGTTCACTTTTAATTTTTTCGTCCGTTGTCTTTTGTTTTGACATTTTCAACTCCTTTTTTGTGTTAATAACTCAGGATTTTCGCAAGCATTCCCGATAATTACAGAATTGCATTTCGAGTCTATCTCTAAACCCATTTTTAGCCTTATATATTGTTTGCCCACAGAAGTATCTATTTCAACAATGTCGTCTTCGTAACCTTCCTTGCCGTTGTAAAAATCAATAAATTGGCCGACAGTTTCGGGAACAACTTCTATGAAGTATTCGGCAAAAAAGAGTTTTTTACTCGTGGCATAACCATCAAAACAAGCAATGTAATGGTCTTTCTGAAATTCACAATAGAACCCATATACCCATTCACCGTTATCTTTTCGCTTGCCCCTAAATTTTATCGGTCGCATTTTGCTTTCCTTTCCTAATACTGCGTTCTTATTTTTTTTGTCTGACCCTCTTGTGATTTGATTTCCATTTTGCGTTCTACCGGTTTCGTTGCCGTCAATTCCCGTAGTGTCCGTGCGCCAGACAGCTCCGCGGCAAAGGTTGCATAGGTGGCACAATCCCAAAGATGATTGAGCCGGTCTTTTCTAAACCAGTTTTTATAAAAATGGCGGCCGATCCGAATAGGCCTCTGCTCTTCAGATGCCAATTGCTGCAAAGTCTCGCCTGTTGTCTCCGCATGCAAATGAAAATAGCCCGGTCCCGCTGCGATTGATTCATACAGCAATCGATACAATCTATCTTTTAGGGCGTTTGTGTTAAGGTCATACCGGATGAGCGTCATGCCTGCGACTTTCGTAGCCCGGAAGATTTTATTTTTCACAAAATCATCGCCACGCACGGGAATCAGAACATCGCCGTGCCGCCGGCATAAATCATAAATCACGTCTGTCCTGTATGCGCAGTCAATTGCCGCCCTGTAAATTCCGCCTTTAATACTTGGATTTTCTTTGAGCGGCCAGGCCATTTGCAAAAGTTCTTCAACCAGCTTGTAATTTTCAAGCAGGCTTGTGTCGCCAGTTTCCAGCCGGCCCTCTGTTATGCTCCAGGCCTCTGACATATAGCCCCACCCGACGATATAAAACCATACATGATCGAGCTGAACATCCAGCCCGGCTGTTATCATTTGCACGCCGGCAGGGACCGTTTCAGGTTTATAATTATCAATGTGCTTAATTAGAACACTTTCATCAGTTTCTTTTTCACGCTCTTCAAACGGCTCGCCGAGCTGTGAATTAATGAAATCCTGCAAAGGCCCTATATCGCCTATTCTTTTATAAATTTGTGCATCCGCCCACTTCGCAGCGAGCCTATCGACCGTCTGAAAGCCCGGATAGAGCATCAAGGCTGAGATATGATAGCTTCTGTGGATGCTGACGGGTATTTGGCCGGCTATGCGGCCATTTTTATTGATTATGCAGCCTTCCGGTGCCCAGCGACCGTTTGAAACTGCCTGCCAGCGGTTTTGCTCGTTCCAGGCCTTTTTACAGCCTGGGCAGATGTATCTGGCATGCCTTCCGGCTGTATACTCTTGAGGATTAAGTAGATTGCCATCGCTATTTTTATCGAGCTGAACATTAGCCCATCGCATTATATGATATTCGCCGCAGAACGAACATTTAACCCACCACTTGCGTTTATCCCCCGCTTTGAATTCGCGGTCGATGAGATCATTCTCTTTTACTGGTGTGGAAACAACGTACAATTTCGAACGCGCGAAAAAAGTTATCTGCCGGTCTTTGGCAAGACTTACTGGATCTGCCTCTTTGCCTATTTTCGGTGGAAACTTGCCGACCTCATCGAGCCAGATATAACATAATGGATTATCGGCCAATGCCGCGGCACTGCCTGCCCAGCCGATGAACATAATCATATCATCGAGAACCGATTCCTTGCCGGTATTTATGCTCTCCAGTTTGCCTGAGGGTAAATGCTGACGCAGAGAGGCCGTTGATTGAAACATTGGTTTAATTCTGGTATTTACCCGGCGGTTTGTATCATCTTCACGTGGCATAAAAATGCCGGTTGGTCCAGGCGATTCGTCTATAATCCAGGCCAAAAAATTAAGGCCGATTTCGGTGCCGCAACTTTGAGCTGATTTTTCAACCGTAACCTGCCTGGTCCCGACATCAGATAGGCTATCCATAATCTCAACCGCCCAGGGCGTTATTTCGTGCGACCATGGGCCATCATAGTTGCTTGTCTTTGGCGACAATTTTCGGTTTGCCAAAGCCCATTCTGACACAGTAAGTTTTTTGCGCGGACTGAGAATCTCCAGCTCTTCCGGCTGAAGAGGCAGAGGGGCCGGCAGGCTATCGATATTTTCAATTTTATGATTTTTCATTTATGTTTCGATTGCTGAATTTTTCTTCAAGAACTTGCAGAATTAACTTGTCTGCAAGTGGCATTTCGCAGACTTTTTTTCTCTCCACGAAATTTTTAATAAGTTGCTTGATTTCACTGAGGATCCCTTCCCTGACTCCACTGTTCGGCAGCTTAAATATCTTATTGGCAAACGCATTCAGCTTATCAATTGCCGATTGAATGTGTACGATGTCATCATCCCTCATTTCCTTGTTGCATTTTAGCCTTAGATAAATCGCATATGTGTCCCGCTCCACGATTTCCTTCTCGGCGATCCTCTGCTTTTCTAATTGCTCCCTGAATTCATTTTTAGGATCCATGCTTTTATTCTCCTTCTGGTTTTAATCTTTTAAGCAATTTGATAAATTCTC